TTATATTATCTATCTAATAGTGAAAAACAACAACAACTTTCCGCCGGGTGTGGGATAAGTAACATCAAAGCTGAGCCATATCCTGAATGGGAAACTGAGGAGGAAAGACATGATGCCCTTTCTTCTTGGGCTATATCTATAGTACAAGGATGTAGTGAAGTTTTCATTGAAGGTTATGCTTTTGCAACTTCTGCGCAAGCGGGTGTACGTTCAATCGCAGAAAATACTGGGTTATTGAAACACAAAATGTGGAAACAAAAAATCAAGTTCAGTACTTATCCACCTACTGTAATTAAGAAGTTCGCAACAGGAAAAGGTAATGCTAACAAAGAGTTAATGTATGACGCCTTTACTAGTGAACTTGTAACACCTACAGACCTCAAAGAACGATTAACTCCCAAAGCAACAAAAATAAAAAATCCTATTAGTGATATAGTGGACGCCTATTATATCGCAAAATGTGGTGCAGAAGGTATGCTATGACCGATAAAGAACGAAAAAGAATCGCTAATAGAAAATACTATGAAAAGAACAAAGATCGCCTTGCTGAGAAATGGAAACATGATGAGACACGAAAAGATTACTTAAAAGAATATTATAAAGAGAATAAAGAAGCTATTCTAGAACGAGCAAAAGAGTGGAATAAACGTAATAAAGAAGCAAGAAAATTGATCATGGAACGTGAAAAGAGGGGCAAATTGAAACCCTTTTGGGAAGTTAAACCCACTAAATAATAGGATATAATGAATATAAAACACTTTCAAGAGTTGATCGAACTCACCGATTACCTTGCTGTGTCAACTGAATACCTCATCCGCAAATTTAAGGACGGCGGAAACTACTTAATCATTGATAGCTATGGAGATTTCTTAATAATAGAAAGAGATGAAGTAGATTCTGTTTTACAAATAATTTGGGATGACCTCTATGGCCCCACCACACAACTAGAATCTCATCTATTAAACTAAAAAAACTTGACATTGTACTATTATGTGGTATAATGTAAGTAGAGTAAAAACAGGAGAAAACGTGGATATTCTTAATATACCTACATTTCATTCATTTTCGATGGAAAAAATATATCATTTTAATTGTGGAGAATGTAAAAATTGGTGGAGTCATGCAACTGACATGGTTTACAGGCGTGGTCAAAATATGTCTTGTCCTCATTGTGGGGAGAAGAGAGGAATTGCTAAAAAAGATGGAGATGAAAATCCCCGATGGGAAAGAGATGTAACGTAGATGGCTAAAGTAAAAGGATGGACAACTCGAAAAGGTAAGAACGAAAAAAGAACCAGTATAGGAAAATCTAAGAACTCAAAACCAAAAAACAAACATAAACGGAGAGGTTGGAAAAAGTATCGTGGTCAAGGACGATGAAGAAAATTTCATCTATATACCGCCAGACAATGACTTTGTATGTAATACTTACCTTACAATAAAATATGATGGGCACGGACAAGTAATCGGACTACATGATCCAAACAGAAAGAAGAAATTAAAGGGAACCGGGGGATGGACTACATATTTTGTACGAATAGAGCGAAAGCAAAAATAATACTAGAACTAATAGGCTTAAATTTGTGTCAAATATTATTAACTATTTGGACAATTATCTTATTGGCTTCCTGTGCTCCTTATGAGCATACATCTCAATGGGAAAGAAGTATGACTAAATTCCCAAAGATTGAGGGGTATATAAACGCAGGATTTTTCACTATGAAAAATTCAATATACAGTCAACATTGTGACAGTCATGGAAACCAAATTTGGTACAAATGGGATGATAATGATCATCTTTGGAAACACATCAAGTATAATACTTTAGGATGTTTTGATGGAGAATACGGAACAGGACCAGACAGCACTTAAAGATAAACCTAAGAAGAGGCAGTTAAAACCACCTTCTAAGTATGCAGTAGTTTTATATAATGATAACTATACCCCAATGGATTTTGTAGTATTTGTTCTACAAGAAATTTTCGATCATCCATTTGAGCGAGCAGAAAGAATCATGTTAGCCGTACATACAGATGGAATGGGAGTTGCGGGGATTTATAACTTTGAGATAGCAGAACAGAAAGCAATGGAGACTCACGATGTTGCAGTCGAACACGAATACTCATTACGAATTAATGTAGAGGAAATAACAGGATAAATGAAATGGTATATACTTGTATATCTCACTATACAAACAAACATAGGTTTACCTCCTGATGACTTGAGACATAAAAGAATTGAATTGCCAGTAACAGATTTTTCAGAATGTATGGATATCTCAGATGAGATTAATGATATAGCAAGCAGAGGAAAAATAAGTAATGTGCCTTATGTGAGATCTTTTTATTGGGCACAAAAAAACATATTACAAGAAATAAAAGCAGAGTGTATATTTGGGAAACCTTTATCACCTTCTGAAAAATGGGAAGAGAATGAACCGTGGCTTTGGAAAAAGTTAGATGAGGATCGTTTGTTGACACCCGAACCACCACCACAATAGGAAAAATAATATGGGAATTGGATTTAGTGAAATATGGAACGGACCGAGTTTCTTGGAAAGAAAACCTTCAGCTCTTAGAATGGCTGCAAGAGATGGGCTAGCAAGAAAGAAACGGGATAAGTCAGGAAAACTAAAGGCAGGAGAACATTTTGCCAAAAATTGGAATAAAGGCTTATGGGATTAAATTTCCAGAAAGGGGGGTTTCTTGAGAGGAAAACTTTTCACTCATTGGATGAGGATAGAAGTATTCGTTTTAATAATTTTCTTATATTTTATTTTATATTTAATCTGGTAATTTTTATTAATATACTTCTTTTTTTATTGCTACTAACATAGTATTTATACATTTACGTTTTTGACAATGGCAAGGAATAGATTACCTGCAAAGTACATCGAAGGAATACGAAAAAGCAGTCAATTAACAAAAAAACTACTTGATATGGTCGAAGACCGTATTGCTGAAGGTGTGACAACTAATGAGATAAACCAATGGGTTCATAGTAAAACCTTAGTAAATGACGCAATTCCAGCATCACTCAACTATGGAGGGAGTGAAGATAGGGTGCCTTTTCCAAAAAGCATCTGTACTTCAGTTAATGATGTAATTTGTCATGGTATACCAAATGACCAACCCCTGCAGAATGGTGATATTGTCAATGTAGATATTACATGTATTTTGAATGGATTTCATGGTGATGCAAGCAGAACGTTTATAATTGGTGAAGTTCCTGATGAAACAAAGAAACTTGTAGAAATATCCCGAGAATGCTTAAACTTAGGAATAGAACAAGTTAGGCCAAAGAATAAACTTGGAGATATCGGACACGCAATACAAGAACACGCAGAAAAACATGGCTTTTCAGTAGTAAGAGATTTTGCAGGACATGGAATAGGCTTAGAATTTCACGAACCACCACAAGTACTACATTATGGTGAGTCAGATACAGGCCTAACTCTGTATGAAGATATGGTATTCACGATAGAACCAATGATTAATATGGGAAGTTATGAATGTAGAATCCTGTCAGATGGATGGACGGCTATAACCGCAGATGGTTCTTTATCTGCTCAATGGGAACACACTCTACTAGTTACTGATTCCGGAGTAGAAATACTTACAAAATGAAATATATTTTTGGCACATTTGTATTATATTGTGTGGGATGGTTAGGCGGTGATATCCTACTGTCCGCTATTTTTATAGGAATATCTTACGGAATTATAGATCTAATGAAACAAGGAAAAATATAACTAATATATAATCATGAAAGAATAAAGCCTAAACATTCTGAGTTAGTGGTAGAGTGAGGTCAGAGGTACAGCGAGAGGTTCGTTAACCGAAGCTGTAGGGTAACATCCCCTTCAATGACTCTGAGGTAAGAATGTTATGTGTGATTGTCGCGATTAAGTCCCTGTCATTTCAGAGATGATATTCAATTGCATACACAAGAGCGGTGATGACGATTCGTGAGAAGTTCGCAGACTCAAGGTTCTTGGTATCGAAGTACAAGGACATGATCATGGCTTTTTCTTTTATAAAAACTCTTGTGAACATAACAATAATTAAAATAGAAATAACAAATGATTACAATAAAAATAGGGCCAAAACAAGACCCTAAGAGAGCGATGCAGAAACTAAAGAATAAACTCATCAATGAAGGTCTATTCGTAGAGTTAAAAAAACGTAAATACTATACAAAACCTTCCCTTAAGGAGAAGTTAAAGAGAGAAGAAGCTGCAAGACAAAGGGTAAAAGATAAACATAAAGCAATACGAAATGCTTTAAAATCGGAAGAAGATTGGTAGTGGGTAGTAAGGAGATTTCTGGAAATAAACTAGTATGGAGACACATACAGAATGAAAATCAAAAGATGATGTTAGATCCATTGGGGTATGATCCCTTAATTGACATAGATGATTCGACAATACGCATCACTATGAAGAATGCAGACTACAAGAGATGGAAAGAAAATACCGCTGAAAGGAGGTAATTTGAGTAAACGTAAGGTAGGTAAACGCAAGAGTAAAAGAACTAGAAGACAACCAAAATGTACACTATGTACCTATTACAGATGGCTCGGAAATAACAAAGGACGCAAACGACATTCCTATTATAGACAACAGAAAGCTCCAGAAGATGA